GGGCACTTGATCTCAATCAATCCCAAATCCCCAACAAAGCCATCAGGAGAGGCGCCAGCATCTTCAATCGTTTGGTGGTTAACAAACCCCACCTCTGTCACGATTTCAAACCTAGCAGCCATATACGCTTCTCTGGCCTTTGGTTCTGTGTCTGTACCCCATTGCATAGCAGCGTTGCTGAAGCTCTCACCCTTTTGGCCTGTCAAGCGTTCGCAGACAAGCTGCGCCATATAGTTTTCGCGGCTGGTGCTGTAACCCGTCTTGGTCTTGGCGATAACGTCAGCCACACGAGATGCAGTTACTTTGCCAAGCCTGGCGGCAAACCATTCGTCTGTGCCTTGGATAATTTCAGTCATTTTTCTCTCTCTTTCAGCATTGCATCTGAAATTTTGTATGCTTCATGAGCAATTGATTGGTTTGATGCTTGATGATCTATTGCATCTTTATATAATGCTTGCATTGCTTTGGCAGCAAAATAATCACGCAAAGTCATGCCATCCCATTGAATATTTGCCAACTCTGCAACTGCAAAAGCTGGCCCACCTGTTTCTTTAGTCATTGGTAGTCTCCACTTCTACGTTTGTCATGTGTCTAATCAAAATATTAAGGTCTGCAATCGGCCCGTAGGTCTTGTCAATCACGGGCTTGAGTCTGTCGTACAAACCGCCAGGAATGTGGATTTCCGCAATGGACAGATCGTGCAACGCTTGTTTTGTAGCGACAAGCGCATCACGTATTTCAATCAGGTTTGACAGTTTCATGATTTGCCTTTTCGTTATCCATTAAAACTCGCAGAACACGGGCAGCATGACCTTTGCCAATGCCTTGCTCATTTAAAAAAGTGGCAGCAGCCATGAGGCAAGAAAATGCAGCAACGCCTTCGCTTTCGCAGTCAGCAAAATCAACGATTGCATTGGCTAATTCCACAGCTTCATCAAATTTAGAGTCATCAATCATTTCATTCTTCAGACAATGCTGTGATAACTTGGGCGTCCTGCTCTGGGGTCAAAGCAAAAGTTTCACGCAGTTTGATGGTGGTGTACTTGCCTTCCTTGATGCGTTGGATTGCATCTGCCAAGCGTTTAGCGTCTAACGTAGATTTTTCAGGCTTGCGGCTGGCTGCGTTGCCATCATCATCTTCTGGTGCAATACCGCAAGCTGCCATTAATGAATAGCGCCTAGCGTAAGTCAAGGCAGAGCCAAACCCCTGGGCGTCTTGTTTGGTTGCAGGTACAAAGAGTTTGCCGCAGTTAAGCATTTCGCCAGATTCATGAATGAATACAGTTTCCACAGTCACGCCATGTTCTGCTTCATGGAGCTGTTGAACAAGAGCTATGCCGTTGTCGTTTAAACCGCCCATAACGGCCTCAACGCAAGCGGACAGGTCTGCATAGCGTGATTTGAAATGCGGGTTTGTAGAGGTCTTTAGAGCTGGCCCAAAGGCTTTTTGTGCTTTGACCAATGCTGTGGCAATGTTTTTCATAGTCCCGTCCAAATTAAGATAAATACAATAAAACAGGCAATGACGCCCAAGGCATAGATGATTTGTTCAAAGTCTTTCATGCTTGCTCCAATTTCATGTCGATGTAGTCTTCCTCGCGGCGCTTGCGCATGTAAAAAGCATATTCACGCTCAAGCGATTGAATAACGGTGTCTGAGAGGATGTTGAGGATTTGGCCTCCGTTAACGTACACATACCAAAGAGACATGGTGTAGTCGTCAAAGTAGCAGATCAACTCGGCGTCAATGTCGTCACGGGTGTCTGCCACGTATTCGGAAAGGTCTGGGTGATTAAAATTGTTCATGGTGTTTCCTTATTCAAAACACTCAAATGAAACTTGGTTTGCGTCCATTGTTTTCACAACAGCAAAGCCAACCATTTCATTAAAACCAGCAACTTTGGCAGCGTCTAGAGCTTGCCAAGAATAATCTGCAAAAAACCATTCAGCGGTTTTTGCATCTTTATTTTCAACGATTAAAAATGCTTTGTTCATAAAGGCTCCTAAGTTACCGCTTGCGTTGCGCTACGGGATGTGTGTATTATTAAGCCAGATTTAGTGCAGGTCAACAACTATTTTGTAAGGACAAACCCTAATGTGGCTTAATTGCAACAAGGTATCTTATATAATCCAGCATATGACAAAAGAACAAGCAATCAAACTAGCTGGCTCACAGGTTGAGCTTGCACTTATGCTAGGCATCAGCCAGGCTGCTGTTTCGCAATGGGGAGATAAAGTTCCTGAGATGCGTGTCTGGCAACTAAAAGTCTTGAAACCGGAGTGGTTCGCGGTATAATTTTTTGAAACACGGATAGGTGCGAAGTCATGAGCGCACCGAAAAGCGAGCCTCCCCGCCTGCCGTTTGTTTCTTTTTGTGGAGGACAGCGAAGGAAAACTATGCCTACAAGGTATCTTAAACCTGGCGTTCGTGACAGCGAAGCCATAGACAATTTATCTCCCCAAGCCGAAATTCTTTTTTATCGTCTACTGGTAACTGTTGACGATTTTGGGCGTTTTGATGCTAGACCAGCAATGATTAAAGCTCAATGCTTTCCAATCAAAGACAGCATAAGCATTGGAAAATGTAAAGACCTACTTGACGAACTAAACAACAATGGGTTGATTTATATCTATGAAGCTAGTGGCAAGCTAAACCTGATGATGTGCAAGTGGGATAACGTGCCTCGCGCAAAAGAAAGCAAATATCCTGCACCTACTGACGTTTGTTTACATTTGCATACATCTGTAAATCAAGTGAATACAGATGTGCCTTTAACCGAAACCGAAACCGAAACTAAAACTAAAACAGAAACTAAAACCATAGGACTTCCTACTGGTGTTTCACAATCTGTTTGGGATGAGTTCATTTCTCATCGAAAAACAAAAAAAGCGAAGGTTACGCAGATTGTTGTTGACGGTATTGCAAAGGAGGCGCAAAAAGCTGGTTGGTCGTTAGAGGACGCATTAAAAGAGGTTATTGTTCGCAACTGGCAATCTTTCAAAGCCGAATGGGTTGTTGAAAAACAAAATGAAGCGCAGCGTAGACAAAATGTAATGACTCAGTTGACACGGGGTTTATCAACTCCTAAACCATTTTGGGCGCAAACAACGAACGTGATTGAGGAGGTTCCAAATGTGGAAGCAAAACGACTTTTGTGATGTCGACTCAGGATTTGATTACATTTTTGGCGTGATGAGTGCAATTTACGGATCAAGATTTACAACTCATTGGCAGGATGTTGAACCAGCAATGGTTCGCCAGGTATGGAAAGAGCAGCTTGGACGTTTTTTAACTTACAAGCCAAGTCTTGACTATGCAATAGCGCATTTGAAAGGTGAATTTCCTCCTAGTGCAATCACATTTCGAGAATTGTGTAACGCTGGCCCAAACATACCAACTAAGGTTCTTTTTGCGATTGAAAAACAAAAAACACAATCTGAAATTGCTGATGGAGAAAAGATAGCAGAGCAAGCTAAGAAAAAACTTGCCCAGCTTCGTAAATCTTTTGGAGGAATGACATGAAATATGAAAAATCTCAAGAATCTAGTTTTGATGAAATTTCACGCCTGATGTGTTCTGTGCCTGGTTGCTCAAACCGCTGGACAGTCCAGATTGACCGACCCATGTGCAGTTTTCACCAATGGGGCACAAGCGCAAAGCAAAAAACCCAGATTCACAAGGTTTTAAAGACGCCACCTGTTCAGCATTGGAACGAAAAAGATGATGAGGGCACGTTTTGAACTACTTTGAAGCCCACAACCTGCTTGATGAGGTACGCGAAGGCGCACAGTACCATGTCAACATTATCAACAAAGCTCTTGAATTAACAGGTGATTTAGATGGATTTTGCCCAAGCCTACGACAGACAAGTGGAACATTTAGCCCAGATGGTTTTGCAAGCAGGATGGATTCCTTATGCGAAACAGAGAGCTAAAGAACTTGAGGATGATGAATCAGGTCTTTGGGTTGGAATTACTGAAAAAATCCGTGAACGAGTAAAGGAGTTATCGTGAAACAAGATGAAATCATTGAGATGGCTCGATATGCGGGCATAGAAGAAAGTAACGAATACGACCACTTGGTTTGCACAGAGGTTGAGTTGATAGCCTTTGCCAAACTGGTAGCAGCTAAAGAGCGTGAGGCGTGTGCAGAAATATGTGATGGTTTTTACTTATCTTGGATAGACATACAAGGTAGATATGAATTTATGGGTGAAGGTGCAAGCAAATGTGCTGGCGCAATCAGAGCAAGAGGTGAAGCATGAGCAAAGAAGAGCTGATCGCCCTGCTGAGAAGCGTAGGCGTAAACGAAAACACAATACAAGCAATGTCAAACGCATTTGATATGGGCGTTGAATGGCAGAAAGCACAAGATGCGACACGCAGCGAGGGTTGACGAAAACCAAAAAGCCATAGTCCAAGCGCTGCGGGAT